GTGAGCCGATAGCCTGCCATCGGCAGATTGGCTGTAACCGTGGTCTGGCCGTCCTTGGTCATGGCGGTCGATAGCCCGGTAGCCATGTCTGCCGTGAATGCGTTGAACACGGCGGCCTCGATCAGCGTGTTGGCGCTGACGGGTTGGCCGCTGCTGTTGATTACGAATGTGCCGGAACCGTTGAAACTCATTTGCGTTCTCCCTGTGGCGCAAACTGCGCCCCGACTGCGTAAGGCATAACCGTACTAGCTACGGTCGGCTTTCTTGCTTCAATGATGGCTTCAAGCACTTTCTTTGACGCAACAGGATCGCGCATTGTCTCCGCGACTTTTTGCATAGTCTTGGCATTAGCTCGGCCATGTAAAGCATCAAGTATGGAGTTGATAATGGTCACTTCACGGGAGATCATTCCTGGAAGCCGGCCACCACTTGTTACCTCTGCGGAAACCATATTGGATAGTGCTGGCGCACCTTCTGTGGCCTGCTTCGCTAGGTTTTCGTTCCTCACCAATGCTTCCGCTATCTCCCGATACCTTGGCCCTGCGATAGGATCAGCATCCAACAAGGCCATTGGCTCATTCTTACCCATGATCTTGCCAACAGCCTTCGGGTCATTCCCAAGTGCCACCTTCTGGAATTGCGCGGAAGGATAGTCAGCAGCAAGTTTACCTGCCAACTTCGTTTGGCTTACTTTTGTCATCGCCTTGCTGTAGTCATCAAGATACTGCTTCCATCCAGTGCCCCCAGCAGCCTCAATCGCATCATCAATAAACGGCTTGAGTTGTACCGTCAGGTCGGCAGAAAGTTTCTTGGAAGCCTTTGGGTCAAGCCCTGAAAGTTTCTGCTGGATAACCTCATTGACGCCTTCCATCCTGATACGGTAGATGTCGTGAGCGTTTGGGATGCCGTTGCCGAGTTCCTTTGCCTCAAGGAACTTTTCTTTGATCCCACTGAGAACAGTCTTCACTGTATCGGACATACGAAGCCCAGGCGTACTCAGTACGCTGTCGATCTTGCCGATTGCGCCATCGACGTTGAGAGGCTTTAGACCGTGAGATTCAAGGCTACCGATTTGGCGGTCAATGAAGTCGCGCTCGATTTGACGTTGGGCTTTGATGATTCCGAGATCACCGGAAGCTGCGCCAAACTCTTTAGCGCGATCTGCGTTAGAGATCCAACCAGGCTTGCCCTCCGCATTCCTAACTGCTGCCTGAGCCGCTTCAGTTCCAGTTCTTCCTTGATCTTGCAAAGCCCGAACCATCGACCCCTGCTTCTGCGCCATCCTCGGCCCAAGTGCGGAAATCGTTTCTCCAGCCTGATTTGCAGCGCCTAACTCAATCTGACCACGCTGCACAATTGGCGCAGTCTCGGCCTGCTTGAGTGCACTCTGTGTAGCAAACTGCTGTTCCCGCGTCAGGCCACCGGCTTGCCTATTAAGGAAGTCAAGATCAGCCGCCTTTTGCGCTTCCATCATTCGACCATAAGGCGTTGGGTCAACCTTACTACCGAACTGATCCAGAGCAGAAAACTCACGACGACCAACACCTACAGCGGCTTGCCCTGCCGTTTCACCTTGTTTTGCGCGTTGTAGTGCATTGACAATTTCCGCTATGTCAGGGCCAGCGGCGTCAGCCATCACTCTAGCCTGACCACGTTCAGTGCCGCCAGGAAGCACCCGATCCGCTACGTTACGAACACCACTTCCGGTAACATTGGCCGCATTGACTACCTTCGGTGCAGACTTCATCCCGAGCAAACCTATTGCTTGAGGAATGGCCTCACGGATAGCGTTTTGCGTCATGCCTGATGCCGTAGTTGATGCTTCACCAGTTACCGCTCTCGGTTGTATCGCTTCAATGACGCTGCCGATAGCGTTTGGAATAGCGTTCAACGGGTTGTAAGGCGACGCGCCAACTTGAGTAGTTGGTTCGTACTGTATGAACTGCTGCACTGCTCGCTGCGCTTCTGCCGCATCCGGCCCTTGCTGACCATAACCAAGCATACGCCGAGCAGTGTCATATCCGCCTTTGGCAAGCCCTGCGATGTCGCTGGCTGGCTTGGCGATGATACCGCTGCCGAGTTTGATGAGTGGCTCTGCTACAGCGTCGATTAGATTGCCTGTGGGCTTTTGCTTGGCAACAGTCGGCGCTGGTGGGACGGCGGCATTCACCAACGGCGCAGCCTCCCACGCGGCTTTACCGCTAGGAGCAGAAGAAACCAGCGGGGCTTCTTCCCATTCAGCCATTACGGTTTCCTCCGCTGATTTCCTTGCGGGTCAATGAAGATTGCTCCGGAAGGAAGTGCGGCGTAGTCGGCGTCAGATGCCACTTTCTTTGGCACTTGCGCCGGCTGAAGCAGCATTTCCATTCCTGGAACCTTGTAGTAATTCACAAGCCCTTTTGTTCCTTCGCCCCTACTCGCCTCATCAAGCATTGCCTGATGACCTTGAGCGCGGATAGTAGCCGCCTTCTTGTTCAGGTTTGCGATGTCCTGAAGTTCTCCAACGGTAAGGGAATCAATATCACCAGACATTGCCTTCTGGACGGCCAAAGCTTCGTTCTCGGTAACTTGGCCTTGCCCTTGGAGTTCCTTACGGGCTTCCACAGAGCTTTCAGCAAGGGCGCGGATAACTTGCCTTGTCTGACGTACCTTATCGTTGCTGTCGCCGCCAGAACGGTCAAAGAATTGGCGCATTGTTTGAATCTTGCTCGACAACGGGCCGGCAGTTACATTGCCAGTCTCGATAGCTTTCAAAATCCTGTCAGCAGCGTCATTCATCTTGATAGCGCCAGTCACGGCGATTTTGCTGTCCTTGAGCATTCCACCAATTTCTTTCGCCATGCTCTCGCCAGTTTTCTGCTCAACCTTCTGGTTTACTTCAACGCTTGATGCAGTCGGTCGCTTGTCAAACGGCTTACCGATTGGCGATTGAAGATCAACCTGACCATCTCCACCAACCTTGAAAGATTGCCACTTACCTCCCCCGATATGCACGTCTTCTGTGCCCATCTTCCCTGCCGGTCTAGCAATAGCACGAAGATCAGCCGGGTTCTTGGATAGCGCAAATGCGGCTAGCGATTCAGGCGTATAGTCCTTCGGGTCAACCTTTGCCCACGGCGATTCTGCCTTCGCCGTTCTCTCTGCAATCATCGCCTTCAACCCTGCATCCCGATACGACGGCAACCGAGATGAGGCCAAAGCCTGCATAACCTGTTCCTTGCTCCCAGCCGGCGCAGCCTCGCGCACACCCATCTCACCTGTAGGCGTAGGCGGCCCCATCGGTTGCTCTGGGCGACCGATGAGTGCTTCCATCACCCGGCTACGTTCGGAGTCTTCCATTGCGCGGCGCTCAGTAGCGAGTTTCTTATACCCCTCCTGCACATCCGAACTCTGCCTACCCGCACTATACCCTTGGAACAGTTTTGCCAAACCCTGAGTGATCGACGGAGGCACATACACCTGCCCAACCATGCCGCCCTGCAACGGCTGTTGTGATTGTCCGTACATGGCGTCAGCGATCTGCTGCTGCCGTTTCAAACGCATCAGTTCCGCTGCGGTTTCGGGATCAGCGTCCCACTCGGTTTGGCCGTATTGGTTGGTTGCCATGATTAACGTCCTTTAGCAGCAGCGCCCATCGCTGATCCAAGCCACGGCGAACCAAGCGCAGCCCCACCAAGACTAAACAACCCACTCATCATCGCAGAATTCTGTGCAGCCTCCGCGTTGTACCTATTCATGTCAGCCCCGTACTGCGCCTGTGCCGCACCAAACAACGGAGCCGGTGCCACATTCGCATTCTGCGCCGCTCCAGGCACAGCAAACGGGTTCGACACTTGAGATCCACTCATCAGTGCGTTGATCTCGTTCAGCGGCGTCTGTCGGCCCATCAGCAACTCGGCAACGGCATCCTTGCGGCGCTGCGTGTCCATGTTGAAGTCGCGCTGCCCTTCCTGACCGGAAGCCAGTATCGCCTGCTGACGGGCATCGTTATACTGACGGGAGATTTGGTTCTGTGCATCATCGTAAGCCTTGGTGCCGGGGCGAATACCCGCAGCGATCAGTTCAGAGTTGCGTTGGTCACGTTGTCCAGTAGTGTCCTCGTTGACACGGGACATGATGGCATCGTAGGCGCCTTGGCGAGTTTGTTCTGCCGATCCTGGCGCAGCCGGTGCACCGCTCAGGTCGAGGCTGTTGCCGATGATTCCTTGCAGTGCCGTAGCGCCTTGCGTACCCAATTCGCCAAGCAAACCCTTGGTCTGCATGGACGATTCGTACAGCGCCTGCTGCTCAGGGCTGAAAGTCTGGGTCAGGGTGGGACGATCTTCAGCGGTTGCGCCTTCCTGCCACGTCTGAGTCCCGTATGGATTAACTACATTCGGGTTATTCAGGCGCGAAGAAGCAACAGCGGCTTCTTTGTTGGCAATACCTTGGGCTGTAGCTGCGCCTGCGTAGTCGGGGGCTGGCGGTGGCGAGGGGGAACACATATGGACAGTCTCCTAACGGATTTCGCTATCAGGACTGTCGGCCCCTACGCGCAATATAAGTTAAATCATGCGGCTTGTAAAGCCTCTACCGCATCAAGGTGTTTGCTGTACTGATGGTTGATGACTTCGAATCCGATATGCTCCAACAGGCGGCAAGCGGCAGATCCTGGTTTTGCTGTGACAACAATCTCACGCGCCCCACGCTCCCGCAACTCGGCTTCAATGAACTGGTGGAACCGCAATCCATTCCTGCCGCGCCTGTACTCAGGCAGCAGGAATATCGTGTCTTCGGTAGCGATCATGGTCTGGGTGTGCATCGACGGCACAAGATACATCAGGCTGTACCCTACCATCTGGCCTGTCTCGGAGTCCCGAGCCGTGAAAGTGATGAGCCACCCGGCCTTGTCGTAGCTGTTGTAACGGTCATAGGATGGAGCGTAGGGCTGCTTCCCACGGTAATACTCCATCGTTTCCTGCCAATGAGCGCGGCCAATGGCTTCAATCTCAGGCCAGCAGACTGATAGCGGCTCAACGTCGTAGGTGACGCTCACAGGGAGTTTCCTACCTCGAAGATGTAGTCATTTGCCATCCATTGCACGGTCAAACTATTGGTTTCAATCTTGATCTTGCCAGCAGCGCAATACCCCATATCCTCATCAGGTGATGTCCATTCTTTGATGACCTCCATACCTGCCGCCCAGTACGCCACATCCCATTGACCAACATCCCACGATGCGCCGGAAATCACAGAGTAGCTTGCCGTTCCTGAAATCTCGGTGTCGTTGAAATCCACATCGATGCCGGTCAGGAACGACAGGTTGCCATTCACTGACAGCACAGGTCGGAACATGTTGTACCGCTTCTGCGATCCCATATCACCAAAGTACGAGAACGCAGTCTTGCCGTAGGCGATGATGTTGTTCACGCCATCAATCGTTCCTGTCCACGCCTTCTGCACGGTAGTTCCTGTTGCGAAGTACAATTCACTATTGAACACGGCAAAAGTCTCCGCATTCCATGCCGTAAATTTGCACCATGATTTCGTGATGGTGTTCATCACATACTGCTCGTGGGTGCCACCCTCAGTAATCGGCACGTTGACGATCAATGCCCCCTGAGCAGGGTACAAGGTCGCCTCCCATCCAAAATTCGACCCATAGGATCTGGCCGCGTCGGCGAAGGCATCCTCGATGATGTTGGTGATGGCAAGCCGATTGTCGATGGTCGCCGTCTGGAGTGCAGAAGAGAGCGGAAACGCGCCGTTCTGGGTGATTATTACCAAATCTCCACCAAAACGTGTAAGACAACGCCTACCCAATGGCTCTCCGAGGTCATAAACGCCCACCAGCGCCCATGCAGTAGCACTGGATGGGTTCGTGCCTTGATAGACCAATACTTCGCCCTCAGAGGTCACAAAAACGGCCTTATCGTCAGCGCCGTCGCCAGCGTCGATTGTCCATGTCGCTGCGGCTACCAAGTAACCACCCTTCTTGGCAACACCGCCGAGATCGAACTCGGTCAATGCACCACCAGCAACACCGGAAGCGAGATACCAGAACGACAGCGAGGACTTCTCAAGGAATATGAGCCTTCCCTTGAACACAAAGGCGGCAAAGATGCTCGTTGTGGTCAGCCCGGTCAGAGCAGGTGAGGATACGTCAGTGACTTCGATCCAGTTGGTGCCGTCGTAGTACAGTGGAACATCGACACCGTTGAACATCATCAGGTACTGATTGGTGCCGTCAGCGAAATTCACCCACTGATGCTTGCCGTCTGTTCTTGCTGCCACAGAAGCGCCAACAGCGCCGGCACTGGATACGTCATAGACACCAGACGGTGTGGCGGCAAACATCTTTGAGTTGCCGTCGAACCCATTGAACGTGGCAAGCGTCTTGACAGCACCCGTAGTTCCGGTGGCATGGCTTGAGTACCCACCACGGATCTCACAGTACGATGTGCGCGGAAACCAGTTGCTCAAGACGATAGCGTGGTTCGGCTTCATCGCCGCCAACGAATCCCGTGCATTCCATCCGGCTACCGGAGCAGGATAGGATATGGAGCGATTGACGCGCTGGCGGGGTGAGCCTTTGGAGCGGAGTGGGGTTCTCATGTCACGGCGTAATCCAGGAGCCGAGCGGAACCACTACTCCTGGCGACACAACGCTGTCAGGCTGGCCCATGTTCAGCGTCTGCTTCATGCCATTGCGCGACAGGGCATCGGTAACCTGATTCTCGTAGGTGCGGAAGTCTTCGGCGTACTCCAAACCCTTTTCCTTCTTCCAGCGCCACCGCAGGCCCATCAGAACGATGGATTCCGGCAGCAGGATGGTGTCGGTGTCGAGCGTGAAATACTGCTTGTAGGTCGTTCCGTCGATGCCCAGAATCCAGTTCTTCGAGATGTACTCGAAAGCCCATGTGTGGCCGGCAGTCGGGGCGGGGTTGGAGATCAGTTTGCCACCACGGATACGTGCCTGATAGCGAGGCCCGACAAGCGACATCGCCTTCGCCGCTTGCCAGTTCTGCCCGTCGATCACATAGACAGGGAGCCTCAGATCCCTGTCCCAGATCGTGCCGTTCTTGATGTAGTTGTATCCGTTACTGGCAATCGTGCTGATTGCACCTTGGTCTTCCTGTGCCAGCGTGGTCAGCGTGGCTTCAAACGTCAGTTCCTGCCAATCACCGCGCTTCGACAGGTCATCGCCTTCTTCCTCCAGCATGGCGAGAATCTGCCGGATCTGGGGGTCGGTGGTGCCGTAGACAGTTGACGGAACCGTGAGGCCGGTTCTGCCGCAGAATCGCTGAATCGTCGTCAACATGCTCATGGATTACCCTTTCAGATTACACCGTCAGCGGACGCTTCCGACTTCGGAGGACGGCCACGGCGTTTGGGCGGCTCACTGGCCTGCGGTTCGTCATCCAACAGGTCAGATGCGCTGATGCCCTGCTCGACGTATGGCTGCTGGAACGACTGAGGCTGCTGCGGAATCATATCCTTCAGCGCCTCGACTTGAGCCTTGAGGCCGTCGACGGATGCCTTGAGTTGCGCGTTTTCCTGCTCTAGCGCCGACATCTGGATGGTCAAACCGCCGTGATCCTTGACCGACGCAAGCCAGTTCTTCGCCTTGTTGCGGAGTTCCAAGCCTCCCATGCCGACGCGCTTCATGCCCTCGTCGTTGATCTGTGCGAGGTCTTCCACGGTAAGGCAGTTGATGGCAATGAGCATCTTCTGCTGTGCCGGGGAGATCACGCCCCACCCAAGGATCGGCGTACCATGCAGCGGCATCTCTTGCCCGTTCTGCCACTTCTGGTAGCCTTCCTTCCACAACGTAGCCCACTGTTGCGGGATGCGCCCGTCACGGACTCCTCGCTCAAGGTCTTCCAGCCAGCGAGTTACTTTCTGCTCAACACAGTCCTTGGAGTACGGAGGGGTAATCAGTGCGAAATCGACATCTTTTGCCATGTACCGGCCTTCACGAATGCTGGCTTCCTTGTCTTCGACAGGGCGGCGCTCGAAACGGACGTAAGCGGGGCGATCTTCGCGGTTTGATACATCTCCAACGGACATGTGGTTGTCTCCTTGTGGGTTTAACGATGGACACAATTATATGCCCATTGAAAAACCCCCGCCGAAGCGGGGGAGTTCCGGGGGCTTAGTCCGGACAGGTCAGCATGACGATCTTTGCCGAGGCATCGATTGCCACCGCACAGATGAAGTCCGTCACCAGTGCGCTAACGTCCAACGTGCCATCGGTCGTGCCAATGGCCGTCAGAGCATTGCCGTCTGCGCCTGCTGTCAGGGCGGTCGTCAGCGTAGCGACGCCACGGGTCTGAATCCATCCGTAACCGCCGTCAGCAATGACCGCTTGAAACACGCCAGCACCAACGCCCCCGCTGTCCGTAACGTCCATCGTAACGATGGTCGTTTGGCCGGCAGAAGCACCGGAAACAGCGTAGTAGTAGGCAAAATTGCCGGCAACCGAAGCTACATCTCCAACGCCGTTGTTGAACTCGACGTACTTGTATTGCTTTCCGTCGTAAGTGCGGCCAACAGTTCCGACTGCAAACTCCGGGCCTTCCGCGCTGGTGCGAACGCGATCCAGCTTCATTCCAGTGATGTAAGACATGATTTTCTCCTTTTCCGAGGGTTAGGCCAGAGCCAGACCTTGCTGATGACGGTTGGAGCAAGTCAGGTTGCCCATCCAAAGGATAGGAACCACATCTCCGTCTTGGTTGATCGGACGCTGCGACTCAACGATTTCCAGGTCGGCATCGCGGTGCACCACCAGTTCCAGATAATTGCTGTTCAGGAAGTAGGCGTGGCTGGTAGGGATACCGGAGTTGCCGTCGAAGTAGACGTCGGCGTTCTTGTATTTCAGGGACACCAGGCCGGCATTCGCGCTCTCGGAACTCATGTAACGCTTGATGCTGGTCTGCGAAGCCTCGAAATACTTGTAGAACGTATTGTCCATCACGATCAGGTCGGGTTGGTCATCGGGGCCGCGATCCAGGTTGAGCCACAGCGGGAGCATGATGCTGTTCTCGATGGTCGTTGCGCTCGGCGTAACCGAGTTGTCCGAACAGTCGAAAATCTGGCTTTTCCAGAACGTGTAGGTCGAGGAATTGATGCCGCCAACGGTGCCGGTGCCGAGGTCGGAAACCAGAGCCTGCAAACCGTTGATCTGGTTCGACAGGGTGCCAGCCGAGTACAGGTCGGACGAGAAGTTGTTGTTGAAGGTGCGAATCGCGTTCTTCATCTTCGACTTCGCCAGCGAGAAGATTCGGGACTCGCCGGAGTTGATGCGCTTTTCGCGTCCGGAGGCCACGATGTTCACCGCGATCTGACGCCACTGGTACTCGGCGGCGCTGATAACGTCGGACGCGCCGATGTTAAGCAAGTCCCAATCGCTGTAGCGTTGGTATGTGGAGTTCTCGGCGTAGTCGAGCGGGGTGACGATGGTAAGACCGCCGTCTTCGCTGCGATAGTTGCCGCGCTTGTACATGTGCTTCAGAAGGGCGTTGCGGTTCGACAGGTTGTCTTTGACATCCTTGCGAACCTTACGGAAGGTCGAAGTGACCAGTTCCGTAAAGGTGCTGTTGGGGCTAGCCATGATTGGCTCCTTTCAGGTTGAACTACGAGTTAATGGCGTGATTTGATTTCGCGCATCGTTTCTCTGAGTGCGCTATCCAGACCAGACATCGTTGCCCGTGGCCCTGTAGGAGTCCGTTGGCTGTCCCGATTTCTGAGATTTACTGATGCTGCCTTCTTCTTTGCTTCTGCTTCGGCAATCGCCTTCGCTTTCAACGCCGCTTGCTGTTCTGTCTGAACACGCGACATTTCTTTCTGGCGAGTGACCGGATTTGCCCATACTGCTTTTTCGTAGGCATCTTCAAGCGTTGCACCGTTCTTCAGAAGCGCCACAATCTCGTCGGACACTTCATCAAAATACGGATGCTTCGGGTCAGATGCAAACGAATTGACCTCATTCTGAATCTTTTGGCGTTGTTCGTCAAGTTGTTGCTGATTGCCGGTCTGTATGACCTGTTTCAGGCCATGCAGTTCGTCCTGCAACTGCTGTAGTCGCGGATCAACTGCCTGCTGGCCGTCCTGTTGCTGACCAATGCCGCCGAGATCAACTCCATACTGCTTGGCGAGGTGCTGGAAGTACTGAGCCTTCTGGCTCGGGGAACCGACGCGAAGCTGATGGTCGGCATTGAGCAAGCTGCGAATAGCGGTAGGCGCATCGACGCCCAAGGCATTGATCGTCGCCATGTACGGGTTAAGCGTTTCCTTGATCTGCCTCGCAAACCCTGCATCACCCTTGTACTGCTCCAACCCGTCGAGCATCTGCTTCTCGCGGGTGTTCCAGTAGTCCTGCACTTCCTTGGGCGTCTTGCTCCAATGGTCGTGCATTTCCTTCGGCCAAGTCTTGGGCGGGGGTGCGGTGGTTTGCTCCGGTTCCGTCTGCGCCTCTTGCTGCTCAGGCTCGGCGCTCAGTTCCGGCGATTCGCCTTCGCCTTCGGGTTCGGACTGTTCATGGGTCGGAAACAGGTCTGCCGCAAGATCGCTGGATACGTTCTCAACGTCGAATCCAGAATCGGATGGTTCTGCGGCTTGACTGCTGTCGGCAATCGCTTCGACTACTGCTTCTTCGCTCATGGGATCTCCTGTGGTTTATAAACGGGCTACATCAACATCAAAATGCTCTATCTCTGCGGCAAGCCGTTCTTTCTTGGCAGCAGGCATCTCGTAGATGGTCTTTTCGATATGCTCATCCACCTTCTTGTCCAACTCGGCATCCTCACGGGCAACCCGTTTGGCTTGATGCTCAATAAGACTCGGCTCGTAATCCACGCAGCCTGATGCGGCCATGTCCTCACGGCGCTGAGTCTTGCTGGTGATGATCCTTCCGGTGGTCGGTGACTGATACGCCGGGAAGTTGGTGGCGTCAATGGAAAACATGCAAGCCGAAATAACCCGGTGCGCCTGCGCGTTGCACTCGCAGGTCTGCGGCTCATCAATGTTTGACAGTTTGATGAAGCGGTCGAACTTGTGACCGTTCTGGCACAGCATCTCGTACAGAGGCATATGCTATTTCACTTCTTCGGCGGCTTCTTGCCGTGGTTTTTCCCGCATCCCATGTCAGTCTCCTTCAGTCTCGGTTGTGGATTCTGCCGCTTCCGCTTTCTCGTCAGCAACAGCCTTGGTTACAACAGCGTTGATCTGCGCTACCTGCAACTGCACATCCGCCTGGATACGCGCAATCTGGATCTGCGTGTCCTTCTGAATGTTCGCCTTCATCTGCTCAATCGACCGCTGTGACGCCAACTTAGCGGCATCGACTTCAGCCTGCATCTGCATCTTGCTCTGCTCGGACTGCTGCTGCGCCTGCATCTTCGCCTGCTCAAGCTGCATCGCCATCTGTGCTTCCATGCGCGCCTTCATGACTTCCATCTGCATTTCAGCCTGAGATTTCTGCTGTTCCATCTGCATTTCTGCTTGGAACTGCTGCTGCTCCATCTGCATCTCGGCCTGACGCACTTGCATCTCCTGCTGTGCTTTCATCATTTCCGCTTTAGCCTTGTCAGCCTCCGGATTCGACTTCTGCGGCGGCTTCATGTTCTTGAAGTGATCCTCGACCTCAGTACCAAACCGGAACCGGCGCACCACGGCGAGCAGCAGCGACTGCGCCGCCTCGAACGGCATCCCGCCTGTCTCCACCATCGGCGTCAAGCCGGCCATCAACTGCCCCATCGCGTTCATGAAGTCACCAATCTGCTTCTGGTCTTCGGTAGCCTCAACGTCAATTGTCGAGTTGGTTTCAATGTCGATCCGGTAGGAACGCTGCATGTCGTTCTTGAGCAGTTCCAGTACCGCCTCCCACTCAGGGGCTGATAGTGCTTTCTGAATCTCTGGATCAATCGGCGGCGCGGCTGGAGGTTGCCCAGGCATCTGCGGTTGCTGCATTGCTTGTTGCTGCTGCATCTGCGCGATCAGCTGCGCCTGCTGTTTCTGGGCAGCGGTAACAAACGGCAGGCCGGTAGCCGATGCCCATGTCTCGACGGAGAACTTGCTCGCTGCAATCTCCAGCATCAGGCGCAGCACATCACGGGAATACCGCTGCACTTCCTTCTGCAGCCGCTTCAGCCGCATCGTACCCCACGACTCCTTGATCTTCTGCGCTCCAAGAGTCTCAGAGGCGACAGACTGACCACGGATGATGTCGGATACGCCGGTAATCTCGTAGATCACCCGCTTGCACTGCTCACGCGCCGCAACCAGATTGGTCGCAACGACAATCAACTTCTCAATCGGCATGAACCAGATTGCGTTGTCCAAACCCTTCTCGGACGCCAGCGACGATGCCGATTCAGCCGGGATAAGAGTGTTGTCAGCCTGACCAAACAGATCGCCCAACTGCGAACCGAGATTCCCGTCGTAGATGCCCCTAACCTTCAGCGCCTCGACCACCTTACCGAGCCGAACGGTGATTCTGTTCAACTCCTTCGCCTGGTTCTCGTACAGCTTGTACATCGCCACCGGCAGCAGATCATTCGACTTCTCAATGAACTGCAGCGGGCGTGGGCAGTTGAAGAACCCGGTCAGGTTGAGCGGATCATCTTCCTGCTTGAGGTATCCGTCGTTGTACGCGGGGGAGATGTACAGGATGCGCTTGCCGCCAGCCCTGTCCCATATCTGATACACCAGCGCCGTCTTTCTACTTCCCTGTGCATCTGCGTCGTCGCGTCCTCCGGTGCCAGTGCCTTTTTCTTCCTCGTCTTCATCCTCACCCTTGGTAAAGACGATCTTTGACGTTACATCGGAACCGAAAAGACGCTCACATTCTTCCTTGTCAAGAAATTCCTCGTATGCCATCCACGGCACTTTCGACCACTTCTTCGCATATCCGAAATACACCTTGTCCCACCCACGTGAGTCAGGACACACCTGTTCCCACTTCATTACCGGTGGATTCTCCGATCCCTCCTCGGGGTCAATGATCTCGGTGTCGTATTTGACGGAGGTTACCCCCCTTCCGGGCAGCAATCCATCCAACGTGGCGTACCGCATCGCCTGGTCGAACGTCTCATACCCCTCGACGTTGGTGTCACACAGGAACTCGAGCATCCGTTGCGCCGCCATTGCTGCTGCCTTGCCCAACGGATCTTCATCCTTGAACCTGCGCTGCACTACCGGGCGAGGAGTCTGCGAAAACAGCGCCGGCAACAGCGTTTCTACGTTGCTGAACAGGATATTGAACGGTATTTTGTCCGGTTGCTTACCGGAGTAGATGTCGATGACTTCCTTACCGTCTTTCCGGTAGTCCTTCTCGCGTTTCTTGGCTGATGCAATCTCACCAAGCCAATGTCTTACCTCTGCGGAAGGTTCTTGGGCGCGACCAGTGTCATCTTTTTTCATAACTTGTCCTGTATTGGCGGTTTCCGAGAGGAATCCTCGCTTAACGGGTTACTTTGTAACCGATTATCGCTGGATAGTCAATAATCATCCCTTGAAGCCTTCGCCCGCTTGAAGTGTTCATCCCGTATCCGGCCCATGTGCAGCCCAACCA